TCACATTATTTAGAACATCGTTTAGAATTACAAAGACAAGCATACAAAGAAAAAAAACCATGTAGCAAATCTTATAATATAGTTAATAAAAAAGAAAAAAATTTTCCGGAAATGCGAATGAATCGTGGATATTATGAAATTAAATTTTAGTTTATGTCTAGTATATTTTTTATTAAATTTTCTATACTTGGGTCTAATTCTATTTTTAAATTATTATTTTCTAAAAATCTTGTTTTATCTATAGTATTATTTTTATGGCATATACATACCATAATTTGCCTAATATCTGTTATACATACTTGTTTATCATTTGCTTGAATTAAATTTACACCTTCACCTTTTGATGATTTTTCAAACTTATTACTTGAATTATACCATTTCTTTGTCATCATCATTGTTGCTTCGTGTATGAAGAACTTTTTTTCTCCACAATCAATACCGGTTGATTTAAAATCATTATGTGGATATATAAACATCATTTGATTAGAACCAACTAAACCAGCTTTATTATTTTTTAATGTTTGATATGAATATGAAATATAAGTAGGTAAATATATATCGTCATCATCCATAAAACATACTATTTTATTTTTTGATAGTTTAATTAGTTTATTTCTTTTTTCTCCAATTGTCATTTTTTGTTTTTGTTTAATGTAATTCAATTTAATTGGAAATAAAACTTTTTTCATGTATTCTTCATTTTCAATAAATGGTGTTTCTCCGTCGTCCAATATTATTACTTCTAGTAATTCTTTTGGGTAATCTTGGCGTAAAATATTCATAATACATAATTGAATAAATTTACTTCTATTATATGTTGGTATTAGAATACTTATCTTTTCCATATATAAACTTTTTAGAAAAAAGTTTTATCAAAAAAACAATTAATATAAACTTTTTAAAAAAACCACGATTTATTGACTTCTACGTATTCTTCCGGTGGTCTTATTTTACTTTTAATTTCTTTGACATCTTTTTCTAGATTACTAATCGTTTTATTTATTTCATTTAATGTTTTAATAATATTATCTAGAAGTTCTTTATTTTGTTTTGCCAAGTTTTTTTCCATTATAAAAACTTTTTAGATATTTTTTTGATTAAACTTTTTCTTAAAAAGTTTTTTTACTACACCATTTTATCTTTTTTCTACTATAATAAAAATAAAAAATGGTGTAATGTATTTTTGGTTCAAATGTATATAAAAAAATGATTTTATTATATAATAAAAAACGAATTAAAACGATGATAAACTACGAAAAAGGCAAAATTTATAAACTTATTGATAATACTAATGGTAATATTTATATTGGTTCAACAATACAAACATTAAGTAAAAGAAAAGCGGGACATAAAGAATCTTTTAATAGAGGTAAAGGAACTTGTGTAAGTAAATCAATTATAGAGAATGGAAATTATGATATTATTTTAATTGAAAAATACCCTTGTAAATCAAAAGAAGAATTATTTTCAAGAGAAAGATATTATATTGAAAAAAATAATTGTATAAATAAATATTTACCTATTAGAACAAAACAAGAAAAAAAAGAATATAATAAAAAAAATTGTCAAAAATTTCGTAATGAAAATAAAAATTATGATAAAGATTATTATAAAAAAAATAAAGAAAGAAAAAAAATAACAGATAAAAAGTTTTATGAAAAAAATAAAGAAAAATGTAAAAAGTATTCTAAACAAAGAAGAATATTTGTAAAATCTTGGGGTGGTGATGTAAGAAGTGAAAATAATTTATTAAAAATTGATGTAAAATTATTTTTTTTTGATTAAACTACTTGTTGTATTTTATCATGATATATTTTAGGTAATTTGATTTCATCTTTATAAATTTTTACTTCTTTTAATCCATTACATATAATTGGTTTAGATATATGTTTATATTTATCTTCAAATTTTTTATTAAATATATTTATTATATCTTGATCTACATTTGGTGAACTTTCCAATAATCTGTCATATTCAGCACGACTTACTTTTAAAAAGTCCCTACAATTTTTTCGTTTATCATCTTTTAATGCTAATTCAATTTGTATATTTCTACCAAATTTAGACCAAGCAACACTAGCAATTCGTGATGCTTCGTATATTTCAGCATATTTAAGGAATGACATTAAAGTGCCTAATATACCACATAAAATATTAAAACCACCTACAATGGCACTAAATCCTTGTTTAAATCCATTTGGCACATAACTATCGGCAAAGTTTGCGGTTCCGGTTAATGTTGATAACACTATTATTGGTATACTCATGTGATGATATTTCTTCTTATATTTTCTTTCACTATAATTGTGTAACCAAGCATAACATAAAGCAATTTCGCCCCATTCTGACAACATTTCTTCTATTTCATCGCTCCAACAATCTATGGTGTCTTCATCAATAATTTTTCTTGGGGTTTTTAAATCTTCCATTATAAAGTTTTTTAATATTTTTTTGATAAAACTTTTTTCTAAAAAAAGTTTATAATGCCATTAACAAAAGAAGGTAAAAAGATTTTGTATAAACCTTTTAAAAGTAAAGCAAAAAATAAAAGATATTCAGTTTATGTCATGGGTGATAATGGAAAAACTAAATTAATTAATTTTGGTGATAGTAGATATACCGTTTATTATCAACATAAAGATAAACAAAGACAAAAAAGCTATTTGGCACGTGCCAAAGGTATTAGAAATAAAAAAGGTGAATTAACTTACAAAGATAAGAATACGGCTAATTATTGGGCTGTTAAATTGTGGGCTGATACTAAGCCTTCGTGGGCTTAATAATTCCACGTTTTACAAGTAAATCATATTTTTCTTTATGGTTTTTTTCAAATATTTCTACTTTATCTTTTTTTCTATAATAATTATATAAATTTCTTGATTTTACTAATTCTTGTTTATTTTTGTAATTTTCTTTGTATTTCTCTTTATTTTGTTCGTAATATTTATTTGCTCGTTCTTTATTCTTATTTTTAAAATCTTCATTGTGTTTTCTTACGTTATGGTAATATTCACGTTGTGATTTTTTATTTTGTTGGTATTTTTCAATTATTCTTTTATAGTCTTCTTGTGTGAATTCCATATATATATATTATATAAATATTTTTTTATATACTTTATTATAAAAAAAAATACTAATTTTTGATTAAACTTTTTTCTAAAAAGTTTTTTTAATGAAACTTTTTTCTAAAAAGTTTATATATGGATAGAACAAATATTGAAGATTATTTATTTAATATTTATAAATCAAATACTAAAATGTATAAAAAGCTTTATTATCAAAAAAATAAAAAAAGAATATTAGATTATAATAATAAAAGATATGATGATAGATTAATTAATGATGGTATTAAAATAATTAAAAAAGAATTTGTAATAAATTTTAAGTAATTATTCGGTACGTGCTACCGCTACTTGCTGACTTGGTGCCACTGCTTCTTGAACTGCTTGTGCTGGTTTATTAGCGGCATCTTTAGCGGCATCTATTGAATCGCCTACACCTTGTAAGGCGGCACTACCCGCAGAAATAATACCCCCTACTGCTCCTAGGATCTGTAACCCCGGAACTAATCCCGCAACGTCTAATACTCCACCAACTATATTTCCTATATTTGCGGTTTGTTCTTCCCAATTATCACCCGCAACGTGTCCACTTTTAATATCATCATATATATCTTGACCGGCACTAACTGCTGAACCAATAGTTCCAGCAATCTTAGTTCCTTTCTCTAAAACATCNCCCGCACCACCAATAAAACCACGTAAACCCTTAACATCGGCGGAAGACTGGACGCCTTCAAAACCTCCNCCAACNGCNTTACCTCCCGCAACTGTTTTTCTTACTGCTGGATTTAATGCGGATTTAACACCGCTTACCATTTTAGCACTATCAATTCCACCACGTATTAAATCATTTGTGGCTTGTGTTTTGTCTACTTCTCTTTGTTCGTTGTAATTTTGTGCTGCTAAATCATTTTGTGCTTGAAGCTGTAAATTTGCGTTTTGAATTCCTTGTGCCATATTATTTGCTTGACTAATTCCACCATCTACGGAATATAACGATAAACCCATATTTAATATAATATTTAAAAGAAAAAAAAAAATTATTAAAAAAAAGTTTTTTTTATTCTAGAATTTCACTTCCACGTCCTATAACTCTTTCAAATTGATAATATGCGGTGGCTGGGTTGGTTTGTAAATCAAGATGTAAAAATGAATAACGGTCTTTATGTGCTATATTATATAGTTTAATAAAATTATCTGGACTACCGAACAAGTCTCCATATTCTTCCGCTATCTTTTCAAGTTCTTTTGCGTTTTGCTGTTTACATATAATTACATTAGTTGAATTATTACGAATTAAACCACTAACGGCACGAAATGATTGAGTAGTAAAACAAAGTAAATTAATACCGTAATGACGAAAACGAGTTGCTAAAAATGATACGTAGTTGTTTTTAGAAAAGTCTTTCGTTAATATATCATCTAGACAAACTGCTAAGTTTAAGCGGTCTTCTTCTCCCAATGATTTTTGACTCTCTATAATATTTTCTATCATTGAATCTTCGTAATGGTCTTGACACGCAAAATATTTTTTCATCATCTTCATTTTTGGGTCTGCGTTCAATGTGTTTGAAATGAGGTGGACAACATCGAATCTATCTTTAAACATTGAAGGATTACAAAGTAAATTACATAATAAATTACTTTTACCACTTCTTACACTACCAATGATTAATAATAAACTTGGTGGCTGTGGTAAGTGTGGATGTAAGCCCTTAAACATTTTAGATGGTGGCGGATCTTTCACCTTAAATACTTTTGGTGGTGGTGGTATATTTTCTTCTTCTTTTTTTGGCTCTTCTTTTTTATTTTCCATATTCTATAATATTATTAAATAAAAAAAAAATAAAAAATAAAACTTTAAAAAAATCCATTACCATAAGGATTAGTATTCTTTCTATTCATAGCACGTTTTAAAGTATTCTTAAAATCTTCATGTTCCTTTTGTTTCTTTTCTGCTTCTTTCTTTTTTGCTTTACGTTCTTTTCTTAATGCTTCGTATGATTGAATACCAGCAAATATCATTTTCTCTATTGCTTCTTGTGCTTGTTGTTGATTTACTTGAGGGTGTTGTATTGGTTGTGGTGCTGGTTGCGGTGCTGGTTGCGGTGCTGGTGCTGGGGCTGGTTGCGGTGCTGGTTGCGGTGCTGGTTGTTCTTCTTCTTTTTTTGATTTTCCTTTAATCTTTCTTGCTTCTCTCACTTTTGCCATTCTTTCACGCATTGCTTGGCGTTGTTCTTCGGTGTATTCTCTTTTCTTACGTGGTTTTTTTGGTGGTTCTTCTTCTATGATTGATTCTTCTTTTGGTTCTTCCTTCTTTTGTGGTTTAGTGTCTTCAAAAATATCATTTGGGTTTATTTCTTCCGTTGTTGGCACTACTTCCGGTATTAATTCTTCTTCTTCGTTTTCTTCCGGTTCTTCCGGAACAAAATCCATTTTTACTTTTGGAATAAAAGACATTTTATATAATTAAAAAAGAAAATATTTTTAACTAAAAAAATTTAAATTTATTATTATTTTAAATATTAGTTGTATTAGATTTATTAATATTATTATTTACTATCTCGTATATGAAATACAATTATTGTTTTACCAGTAATTGCCGTGCATAGTTGTTCATTATCGTAGACTATATCTACATCAATTTGATTTAATGTAAGTTCTGTTGTATTATTAAGTTTCAAATATACACGTTCTTGTGGTTCAAAATATAAACCGCCAGTTTCATTACCGCTATTGTCAAAACGTGGTAAATGTGCTATAATTTTACTTGTAGATGTTCCACGTCTTGCGTTTGTGCTATTCTGTGTAAAATTATTTAATCTAATAAATAAAGATACATTAGAAATTAATTTAGGGGTATTATCGCTGTTTATTGTTTGTGTTGTAGTAGTTGAATCATTCAAAGTATCTACAATTGAACGTCCTACAAATCCTAATGTAAATTGTGTATTACAAGCTTCTGTTACTTCTTGCCCATAATCTATACTAGGTGCCAATGTAAATATTAATTGTGATTGATCCAATATTCCGTGTGAATCAATACCGAGTGGGTCTCTTACTGCTGCTACTGCGTAATCGTTCCATGGTCTTGTCTCTACATCTCGCCCAAACATAGAAGATACGCCATCATTACATAATTTTACCCACCAATTTAGTTTTTCATTAAAAATATCATAAGTTTCATCTAATGCTGTATATGTATAAAATTCGGTTATTTCAATACTTGTTCCTCTTTCTAATGACATAGCGGGGAATAAATGCCATTGCGTACAATTTATAGGTGTAGCAATAGTATTTTTTGCGGGTGTGGTTCTCTGGTCTTGGTTTACTAAATCAACCCAAGCTACACTATCGGCACTAATTTGGATTACTACTTTTTCATTAGATAAGGCAAATTTAATGTATCTGTAATTTGAAGCATTTGTGCTTATATTGTATTCAGTATCAAATGTTCCACCAAAACCCCAATATTGTATAGGTTCCATGACTAAATCTTGTGAATTACCAGATGTTCTACTAGTTTTAACACAACTTTGAAATATTCTTAATTGAGTTCCTACACGTCTTACACAATAATCGTAGAATTGTTTTTGTGGGAATGATGCTTGATTTTTTGGCTCAAAATATGCCGGTAAATATTCTACGGCATCACCAGATCCGTTAAAATCACTTGGAATATTGGGTCTTACTAATCCAACAATCCATCTAGATGCCTTCACGGCATTTGCTGCTTGAATATCAAATACTATACCGTTATGATTTCCGGCATCAGCACCGGCGGTTCCTTTAAAACCATAATTCGTTATTGGGTAAGAATCGCAACGAACTTGTATATTTTGTTTTCTTAAATTAGTAAATAAACCTTCAACTAATGTATATGAAGTTCCGGTGGTATCATCTGGGCCAGTAAGATTAGTTACCCCTATATCTACATCTAATGTATCTGTGGCGTCTTCTGTGGCGGTATGTTCCGTTAATACCCAGTTGTAGCCTTGAAAATCTAAATTAGTATCATAAGAAGCATTACAAACTAAACCAGCATTTACATTTCCTTTCGAGTCTATACCTTTTATTACTGCTGGGTGNGAAATAACATTCTTCATGCCTATTTCTATTAAATCCGCCATATCCCTTACATTAGTTTCTACGTAATCGCCTTGGTT